ACTTCTCCACCAGATATTACTAATGGTCTGCCTCTATTCTCTCCTCCAAATCTCCTACCAAATACCTCAGCTATATTCTCTGCCTCATCACTTGTCATAGATAAATCATTCTTTGGAGATATAACAACACTAGGAACACCTGTATTCTTTACTAATGCTGCTCCCATCTGTGAAGCTGCAGCATCTCCTAATACTTCTACCATTACTGATCTAAGAGGAGCAAGTCCTCTCCTGTGATTTCTAGGATCTATTCTCTCTCTAAGATGTATCATATCCTCTGGCAATATTGTCATAGTGTTGCCCTTTTGCTTGTATTCATACTTAGTTATTAATTGTTCTGTGTTTCCTTTAACTTCTACCATCTCTGGTAGTAAAGGTATAAGTTGTATTACTGCTCCTGATTCATTTCTAAGTTTTAAGATAAAAGCATCTCCAGACACAGCTACAGAAGTAACAATATAATTATTTAGTAGTGATGCTGTCATATTTGGATTAGGATTTTGTAGTAATTGTTCAGCAGGATGATTAGATATATATTCCATACCCTCTTGATTCTTTAAATATACCTTTAATGGTGGCTCACTAAAAGCTGTACCAAGTACATTTAAACAAGCAAGAGCTGCTGAGTTACCCTCTGGAGACATTTGATTAACTCCACTAAAATAACCTGCATCTGTATTGAATGGAAATACTACTTGTGATGTTGGATATTGCCCAGATTTCTTTTCTGTTTGTACTTCCTGAGCAAAGAAGCCTCTAATATTATCTCTAATTCCCAATTAGGTTACACTCCAATTTGTCTTTCTAACTATCCCAAACCTAGCTGCATAAGCTAAGGCATCTACCATATCATCATGAGATCCACTAGATGGAAAGCTAGTTAATTCTCTTTCAAATTCTACAAGCCATTTAGCATTTTTCAAAAACCATATAGAGCCATTTTCTACTCCTGCAGCAGCAGGTACAGCTCTAGCAGTTTTTGACTTATCTGCCTTTAAGTTTCTTATTGGCAAACCCTGTCTCCTAGCCATTTGAATTATACCTAAGCCAAAACTAGAATCCTCCACTCCCAACCAAGACATATTGTATTCACTTATCTTTGCTTCTATTTGTGGTAGTAACTCTGGAGCTTCTAGTCTAGCTCTGAATACATCCATTACTAATAGCTTACCACTAGGAGTAGATCCAACTGTTATTATTACAGAATAATCAGCAGTTTCTTTAATACTTAGTGCTGTGTCCATAGTGCCAAAGATACTTAGCTCACTATGCTTAACAACTTCATCTCCTAAGACATATTCAGGATCATCTCCTGCAATAGTGTCAAAATACTTAAACCATTCTCTTTTAAACATGTGTCCTACCTCTGTAAATTCTGCTAAAAACTCCTGTGCATATACTAATGAGCCTAACTCCTCTTTGGCTTGAAACAACTCCTCTGGCATTATATTAGGATTAGACTCTGTTGGATAATGATGTACTTTCCAATCATCTTTTAATTTAGCATTTTCATAAAGCTCATAAAACCAATTCATCCCATTAGGAGTAGATATAAATAAAGCCTGTCCTAAACTATCACTTAGAATTGGTCTAACTGTTTCCCAAGTTTCCTTAGATTGATAAGCAGCTTCATCAAATACAATTAAACTTAATCCACCTGCACCTCTTAATCTTTCTGGCTTATCAGCAGACTTTATCTGTATAGATCCACCATTACTAAATTCTATTCTTTTTTCTACTTCTCTAATTGTGATATATTCCTCTGGAAACTGCCTAGCTAATGATTTCATAACTCTAAATGAATCCATAGCTTGAGGATATACAGGAAAGATAACCCAAACCTTTTCTCCTGCCATAGCCTTTTCAAAAGATGCAACAATACTGAGACTTGTTTTACCCCACCTCCTACCTGCAACACAGACATTAAATCTTTTATCTTTAAGAGCTTTTAACACTTCTATTTGTTTTTCATGTAATGCAGGTGGCTTAGCTTGTATAACTTGAGCCATTATTCTGATCTATTTTCCCAATCCCAAGCCATCTGGATAGTTGGAGGCATAACAATATTAACATTTTGGCTAGACATCCCCCTAGCTTCTCTCTCTAATTCTGATGCTGTTATAAAAAACCTAACTAAATCTCCTGCATCTAACTCAGATAAATCCATTCCCTGTAGTTTTTGTGCAGCTTTAGCCTGTAAATTTCTAGCAACTCTAATCTGTCTTTCATTCATTTCCTCTATATCTTTAATCTGCATTTCTCTTTTAATTAAATCCATATAGTCAATAAAAGCTAATATTCTTTCTTGCCAAAAGTATTTTCTTGCCCATTTCTCTATTTGTGTCTTACTTTTACCTAATTCTTGTCCAACCCCTCTATAAGATCTATTTTCCATATCTCTATACACAACAAAAGCTTCAAAAGCCTTAGCACTCTCACCTGTTTGTCTTTCCCAGAGTTCTGGTATATCTAAACTATTTATATCAACCATTAATTAATTCTGCTTTCTGCCCTGTTAAATTTTCCCATCTTTCTATTATGACATCACAATAAGCAGGATCTAACTCTATTGCATAACATTTTCTTTTAGTTTCCTCTGCAGCTATTAATGTTGAGCCACTTCCTGCAAATGGATCTAAAACCCATTCATTAGCCTTAGATGATAATAAAATAGCTTTTTTTACTAAATCCACAGGCTTAGATGTTGGATGATGTTTATTTTTAGTTGGTCTATCAAAATTCCAAACATCAGTTTCTTTATTATCTCCTATATAACTAGATTTGGAGTTTTTATTCCATCCATAAAATATAAGCTCATAAAATGAATTAAAATGCCCTCTAGACAAAACTGGCTTATCCTTTTTCCATATAATTAATGTAGAAAAGTAAAAAATATCATAAAAAATAGTTGAAAATATATCTATATTTTTAAATGGACTACAAACAAACACATTTCCTTTAGTTTTTAAAGAAATATTAGTAAAAGTGTCAAATAATAAATCATGCAAATCAGCTCTTAAATCATTTTTAATTGTTAATTTATCTGCTGTTCCTCCCTCATAATCTACTCCATAAGGTGGATCTGTAAATGAAATATCACATTCTTGTTCATATAAATCTAAATTTGTTGCATCTCCACATATTAAAATATGATTTCCTAATTTATATTTATCTCCTAGTTCTGTTTTTGCTTCTTTTGGAGCTTGAGGAATATCATCTTTTTCCTCTATTTCCTCAAAGCCAATTAAATCAAATAAATCATCCTCACTAAATCCTGTTGAGTCCATAAGCTCTGGAACACTAGAAACTTCACTTAATAAATCAGCTAATAAGTCATCATCATAAGAGCCTAGTTCTGCTGTTCTATTATCTGCTAATGCAAATGCTTTAGCTGTCAATTCATCATCATCTGTTATAACTACAGCTATTTTATCCCAACCAAGTTGCCTAGCAGCTGCAAGTTGATGATTTCCTGCTATAACAACATTATCTTTTGTAGCTACTATAGGCTTTCTCTGCCCAAACTGTTTATAAGATTTTGCAACAGCTTCAATATCTCCTTTTCTAGGATTGCCCTCTAAAAAAGTTAATTTATCTATGTCTATGGCTAATGATTCTAAAGAATGATGGATATTATTCATATATAGATTTTAGCAGTATTTTAAGACTTATCTAAACAATCTGCACATAAAACTGAATCAAATTCATTCCAATAAGGCTTTAAGCACTCATCACAATCTCTTGATTCTATATAATTAGCCACCTAATTTTATTAGGATTTCAGTTATTGCTGAATTTAGTTCTTGTTCTCTCATAGCTAAATTCATAAGATCCTCTTTAGCATCTGTTATTTGTACCATTAAAACTGCTACTTCTTGTTGCAAATCATTTACTGTTTTAAATAACCAAGCTACTAACCCTGCTAATCCACCCTGCAAAATTTGATTTAAATTTACTGTTGCTTTCATTACATCACATTATTTACTAATACTACTAAAGCAGAAACAGCTACTATCCAACCAGAAAGCTCTGATCTTGAAATTTTTTGATTAACTTTCTCATGAACTTGATCAATCCTAAAATTAATTTTTTCCTGATTACTAAGTATGAGCTGCAAGAGTTCCTTATTACTCATGCCATTACCATTATCTGCCATATAACTAATTTAGAGGTAAAACACAGAATAATGAAATTCTAATGTTTTCTTTTGCTCCTTTTTCTAAAATCCAAGCAGCTTTAAGATTCTTAGGAAAAAACTCTATTGTGCCATATCTCCATCTAATACTTTTAGTCTTAGGATCTATTATTCTTTCATCTGTAGGTATAACAAACTTAACTTTTTGATGCTTCTTGTACTCAATCCCCTGATAGATCATTTCCAAAGTTTTCCCTGTAGTGCATTCTTTTAGCAATTTTTCTATAAGTAGTTCTATCTAAAGCATCTTGCAGCAACCTATCCTCATCATGTTGCATATTAACATAGAATAAATGCAAGAAATTAACAAGAGTTTCTACATCCTCATCATGAAATGTTGTTGATCCTCTGTTAGTTAAAGTATGTATAGAGAAATTTCCATTAACATTCATAGTTATTTCAACTACTGTAGGAGTACCTTTTAAAACACAACTAAACTTTACACCACCTTTATGAGTTCCAAAATAAGCAGCTTCATATTGAGGATAGATCTCCTTTATGTTATCTAGTTTATCTACTAAAGTTTTTTCATTATTAATCATTAGCAATATAGACATATAGCCTATGTTTATATCATCAGCAGCATATTCCATTCTTACCTCTTATATTAAATTCTTTATTAGCCATAGCTATTCTGCCTTTGTGTCTTTGCATAATGTTATAATGATTTTGTAAGCAATCACATAAATTTTCATCTATTAAGACTCTTTGATTAAATTTTATCTCTTTTAATGGAATTTTGTATGATTTCTCTGCAATATTTGTTACTAACCAATCATTTTCAATTAAGTCAATGTTTAAACCAAAAAACCTATTAGGAACACAGTTAAGAAATATTAATCCTGCTTTTTCTCCTTTTTCTTTTAAATTTAAAACTTTACTTTCTGAAATCCATACATTACTTATATGAGAAATATCAAAATTATGCCAATAACCAACAATCTGTAGCTCCATAAAATACTTATCATCAAATATTTTACAAACAAAGTCCTCTGCAAAATCCTCCTCATCCTTTATTATTTCCCATTGATTTGTCTTGCATACTTCTTGCCAATATGGTCTAGCTTTAAGAACATCATATAATTCATACTCATCTTGTCTAAAATCTCTCCTATTGTTCTGATTTGGCATATCTACCCCAACAATGTTTGCTACTGTTCCAATGATGCCATCCATCATAAAAAGAAAGCCATCTAGCAGCTTTTACATTAGTTTCTGCATCATACATATCTAAGTCTTTATTATAGATATCATCCTCAAGCCATTTCTCAGTTCTGTTATTAAATTGAAATAAGCCCTGATCTATTGAGCCATCTCTGTTATAGCCTGTAGCATTAGCATATCCTCTGCTTTCACAATAAATAACAGTTAATGCAAGAGCTTCATCCTCTTTAAAGTGGATATTAACTAATGGAATCCACTCCTGCACCTGTTCTATTAACTCACATTGATAAGGAATCCTATATAGATCTTGATAGGTATCAATATCAAAATCTACTTTTCCTAACAAAGAGCAAGTTAATAAAAGTTCAATCATCTTTCATAGCCTAAAGCTGTATAAGGATTTATAGTATATTTATCCCAAACATCCCTAGCTTTTGGGCTAATATCATAACCTATTCCAACTCTACCTAAATGTCCTGCTGCAAATACTGTTGAGCCTGAGCCACACATAGGATCATAAACTACATCATTTTCATCAGTAGTTGTAAAAATTAATCTTTTTAAAAGCTCATAAGGTATTTGATTTACATAACCTAAATGCTCTTTAGAATTACCTTTAACAATATTTATTTCCCACCAATTATAAAGATGAGTTCCTGTCTTACCAGAAGCTATCATCTGTTTAACTCTTTTATCATCTGGATTTTTGTAAGGTTGTGTAACTCTATCAATATAAATTTTAGAATCATCTTTTGTAAGCCAAACTATTGTTCTACTAGATTTAGTAAATCTTTTCTTACTAAATCTAGAATTATTAGGATAAACCCATTGAATAAACTGATGTACATTCCAAGAGCTATGTTCAATAGCTAAATATAAATCAAATATTATTTCTGAATAATTAATTAAGAATAAACTAGCATCATCAGTTGAATGATGATAGCAACCCTCAATACAATCATAAATAAATTTGTTATATTCCTCTGGAGTCATCTTATCCTTAAAATCAGATTTATAATTAAATCCAATATTATAAGGAGGATCTATAATTGTTGTTTGTATAGGAAGCTCTGGAAATTTATATCCCTCTTTCCTATAAGTTAAACTAATCATGAAGCCCAATCTTTTTTATAAGATTTATGCTTTCTAGGTGTTCCATTAGCATTTAATTTTGCTTTCTGCTTTAAAGAACAATTACATTCCTCTAAATAAATAATTGAGTTGTATTGTGTTCTTAACCTATTGATAGCTTTTCTAAGATTACCATTATCAGAAAACTCTGGATCTAAGGTACATATCTGCCCCTCTAGTTCTAAAATATATCTAATTTTCTTAAATTCTGATACATTCTTTTCCATAGATAACTGCTGAACAGTATCAAGAGGCTTATTCCTGCCAAATATTTGAAACATTTACTCCCCCTTATCAACATCTGTTCTTGCCATAGTAGCTATATCTTGAATCTTATTTTTAACAGATTGCAAATTATTTATAGATACTTCTGTCTTACTTATATTCATAGCACCAAGAGCTTGTGCTGTATAGTTTCTAGCTAAATCAAGATCTTGTTTTGTTATCTCTAAAGCAAAATCTTTTATATTATCCATAATAGCTTGAGTCTTATCAGTTATATCCTCAACTAATCCCTCAGCTTCTAGCTCTTTAACTTTATCATCTAAAGTCTTTTTCTTAGGAGCTTCCTTTTGTGGTGCTGCATCTTTAGATGGAGCAATCCCAATCATCTCCTCAGCTAAAGTAGATTCAGAGAATACAATCCTTAAGCATCTACCATTAGCTTTAGTATTAGCCATCTCAAACCAAGAATTATGATCTCTGCTTGTTTGCTTTGCATAAGCTACAGCTTTTGGCTCTCCATCCTCTTTTGTTTCATAGAATGAGCTTTTAAATATTACCCAATCATCTCCATATCCAACCATTTCAGATACCAATCTGCATTCTGGATATTCCTTATTCATTCTGCTGATTAACTCATCAACAGTTACATAGTCCTCTAAGAACTTAGGCATTTGTGCCATTTTCAACCTCCTTATTTTTCCCTAGATACTTCATTGTTCTGCAACCATCCCAAGTTGCATTTCCCCAAGCTGCAGATTCTGCAACCTGAAAACCCTGATTAGTTGTTATTGTATATAAATTAACTTCTCCTATATTTCTATTCCAATACAAGAACTTATATGTCCAACTAAATTTATTTTTTCTAATTTCTGGATAAGCATTTGCCATCAGAATATATTATCTTTACTAAGGATCTCTCCTCTTTGTAACCTTTTCTCAAAATTAAACTTATTGTGTAGAAGTTTTTCCTCTATCCATAAGCTTAAATAAGCTAAGGTTATTATTATTGATAGCAACCCATAAGCTGCTAGTCCTAAATAGATCCATTCTTGAATCATCATAGTTACCTCCTAATCAACTAATAATTAATTGTCCCATATATTTGTCATAAAGTCAATGACCAAATTAAAGATATTAAGCTCAAGCCCTTTTACTAGGCTTGAGCTATATTGAACAAGTGTTGTTGTTTTTGTTATATGTGGAACTAACCCTGTGCCACTCCCTCCCAAAAACCAGAATACTAAGTTTAGTAGCATTTAAATATGTGGAGTAATAGGCTATAACCCTAGTTTAATGAGGTGTAGCTAATCCTCTGCTATTAGATCCTAATCAACTATCTCTTTCTAAAAGCTACAGAAATAATTTACTTGTGCTTAACACTATAAACAATAGTTAAGACAAAAAGAGATAAATTGATAATTTGTTCCAGATCAATGGTAATATTATTAAGAGCAGGTAGAGATTTACATATACACCCCTTTGTGTATGTTCATTGCAACCTAATCAACCTCCACCTGCTTAACAAAAAAAGAGGAGATACAAATCTCCTCTTTTTTGTTGTTACTTGTAACTAAAAAGAAATCAGTTGCCTGAGTCCTTAATTCTATTCTAGCTTACTTTTTTCTTTGCATAAGTCTTTACTACAGCTAAAGCTGCACCACCACCAGAAATAGCAGCTAACTGTAAAGCATTAGCATCTACTCCTACAAGTGGAGATATGGTTAAAGCACCAATAAATGCTTCAACAAAAGTCCAAATAGCTCTCTCAAGCATATCTTTCATATCATCTGACATAACTCACTCCTCCTCTTTCATTCTTGTTTGTATTTTTTTAAATTGAATACATCTTTTTTTTATACATACAAAAGCATAATTAATAAATTCTAAGTTTTCCTTACAGGAATTACATTTTATATTCATAATTGTAAATGAGTTAAATTACTTAACTTGCATTCCTTTTAGTATGATTGCTTGTCTAAGAGCTTTAACTTCAGCTTTTAGATGTTTTATTTCTGTAGATAATATATCCATAATATCCTCCTGATTCTTAGAAACTTGAGATATATTGACAACACTATCTGTTGATTTATTAGATACTATATTTCCATCAAAGTTTTTATAAGTTACAGTTACTTCCTCCCCAGAAAGAATTGCATCTCTAACTGTAGGATATACCTCCTCATAAGCAGCTCTTGATGCACCTCCAAACCCATCTTTCTGAGTTTTTGTTAAAAGGAGACATCCTTTGGTATCTATTGGGCTATTACCAACATGCCATAATATCCACTTATAATTTGGCACATTTCTTACCCAAATCATACCTTTATGCCATTCAGCACCATACCTTTTTAAATATCTATTGTGAAAACCACCCTCAGCTCTTAATTCAAGTTTATATGTACCTGCAGGAATCCTTGTAGAGCCATGAATTTTAGTTGGATTATATTGATCTTCTATGGTGTATGCTAGAAAGGATCTTACATTATCTGTTACATCAAATAGCAATCCAGAAGTGAAATCTTTACCACTATTAAATCTTAATACTTCAAGTTTCATTATTTACCTTATAACCTTAATATAGTCCCACTTAGCCTCTCCTCCAATTACAAAAGTAAGCATTCCTGCCCTAGATCTGTCCCCTTTTGTATTTTCAAACCATTCTGAGCCTGAATCTAATGTAGGAGCTTGTAATATAAGCCTATCTGAACTCTCATAAGCAGAAAAGTAATGATAATGCCCATGTAAAACTATATCTGCATCAGCTGTAGCATTTCTAGAAAAAGCTTGATCTGATAGCCATTTTCTTGCTTTAGCCTGTGAATTACCTGCACCTCTCATCTGATGCCCATGAAGTAGCAGTATAGAAACATCTGAAATTTCTATTGTTAAGTGCAATTCATTATCTGGAATAATAAAATCTAAGCTCTTACTATATGCAGGAGATTCCTTAAATATTTCCTGTAGTTCCTCAGCTAACATTACATCTTTATTATCTGCAAAAGTTGTATAAGCTCTACCATTTTTTCTATTTTCTCCATGATTACCACCAATAAAACAAACTATACCCTTACTAAACAAAGGCATAATTTCTTTTATTATTGTATAAATCATTCTCCTAGCTACCTTTTGTTGAGATCTTTCATCTAAAATTGTTGAAAATTCTTGCATACTGTAATGATTTGAACAGGATTCAACTAAATCCCCAAGTCCTGCAAACAATACCTGTTCTAATGGCTCTACTTTCTGTATCTGCTTAACTTGTGCCTTAATCTTAGGAATATAGTCTATAAACCTCTCTATAGCTTCCTCAGTACCCTCTTTACCTATTTGAAAATCTGCTAGTGCAATAACAAAAGTTTTAGAATCTTTAACAGGCTTCTTTTTATCTTGTTTCTTTAACCTACCTGCACTTGCTAAGAGCTTCTTAAAGTCATCATCAGGCATATATTGCTCACTAGAAACAATCTTTGCTTTAAAATAATAAAGCCTTTCTATATTGCCATTACCAATATTGCTATCCCAATACCTTATTTCTGCTTGATTCTCTAGAACTTTGTATTTATGGGCATCTTTACCAAAATAAGACTCTAACTGCTCTTTCCAATCAATATTATTGGATTTTTGAGGTTGTGATACTATTTCTCCAGATCTTGTAGCTTGATTAAAAGAAGCTGATGGCTCAAAGCCTTTTGGATGATTAACTTTCTTTTTAGATTTTCTAGGATTTCTATCCTGTACAGTTTCAGCAAACTTCTTTAGATTATTTGATTCTGCCATCTCTATAATCCCTAAAGTATCTCCTTACTGTGTTGTAATTGAGATGTGCAAATTGCTCATATTTATCTACTAAATATTGAGCTGCTGTAGTATCTGATATATATTCTGATTCAGCTTCTTTTGCCACTTTCAGAAAGATTTTTTTAGCTTCTGGATTATCTAATATAAATCTAGTTGCTGCAAACTGCCCTGTAGGCTTCTTTCCCTGCTGTTCAGAGTATTGTAATAAAGTCATTATTCAACCTCCTATAAGTCTAGAATAGTTAAATACTAAGACAAATTTATGGGGATTCTGGCTTTGGATGAGCTTCTTTAATTGGTTGTATTATATCTGTTTTCCAAGCTTCTAAGCCATTGTGGAAAATATAATCTAATTGCTCTCCATAACTAGGATAAGCTTCTTGTCTAGCTTGTATATAGCCAAAGTTATAATCATTAAGAATAGAGTTTTTTCTGTCCTCTATAGCTTGATCATATTCTGCATCAGTAAATTCTCTAACTTCATTATTTACTTGTGCTTTCAATGGCTTTGCAGCTTCTATTTCTGCAGTAGCTTGTTCTAGTGCTTGTTCCTCTGTCATATTTTTCCTATCTTACTATATATTTCTTATACTAATCTTTTTTCAAACCAAACAATTTAAAATTGCCTTTATCTATATTTCCACTACTCATAACAAAAGTAAGTCCCTTTGTTACTTCAGCAGATTTTAATACTCCACCACCTTGATTACCTTTTAACACAGCTAAGTTACTAAGATAGCTTATTTCTTGTGTGTAAAAAGTAAATTCACTTGCATTGTTTGCATTAAAAATATATAAAACACCATTAGCCTGTTCTCCTGTTCCTGTACCTAAATATAAATCTATAAATGGAGCTGATGTTAAAGATCCTGCATCATTTCCAAAAGTAGTATCTGTTCTAAGAGTTTTAAAAGCTACATCATACCCTGTATTTATAGTTGCATTGGAACTATCTAAAAATCTAAAAGTAAGTGTTTTTGTATCTGTATCACACTCAATATTATTAGCAACAACTTTATAGACATCATAAGAGTTGTCCCAATCAGTACCACCAAGAGTTACACTTGCTACTGCTGATGAAACTATTTCTTCATCTATTTTTATTAAGCTACCTGCCATTATTTAACTCCATATACTGATACATTTAAATTTACAGTTCCACTATTTTCTGTAAATAAATATAATCCTGTTGCTTGTGTTGTAGATTTTTCAACTTGTATCTGTTTTCTGCCTCTAAAATCTGTACCTGTAACATTGGCTTGTTGGCTTGTAACAAATGTATAACTTGCATTATTTGGATTAAAAAAATATGTATTACCAACTCCACTATCATTACTATCTAAAACTTGTGTTAAATAATGAAAGCTAGTATTACCTGTTTCCCTATCCTCTGCAAAACTTGAAAAAGCATTTAGATTTAATCCTGCTAAATCATAAGTGCTTGTTGATACTTGACTTCCACCACTATCTAAAAGTCTTGCATTAATATTGTTATTACCACTTGCAACACTTACATTTATTTGCACTTGATAAACATCATAATTAGCACTAAAGCAATTTGTTACTGATAATGAACTAACAGAACTTCCTGTTGCAGATTTTATAAATTGTAAATTACCTACTGCCATAATCTAACTTTCTGCAATTCCATATAGACTAAAATCCCCATTAAATGTTATTGAACTATCTGAAAACCATTGGATAGCATTAATAGTTTCACTTTGTGCATATACACCACTTCCAAAATACATATACATACTTGAAGTATCTATTTGCACTACATTTTGATCAGTTGTGAAACTATATTTTGAGCTATCTCCTAAGTTGTAAAAGTAAATATATCCATTGCCAGAAATAGTTGAGGTGTTTCCATTAAGTGCAAATAAGTCTCCTACTTCAGAAGCACTTGCACTTCTTAATTCACTAAAACCTGGTCCACCATATTGATTAGCATATTGATAATTAGAACTTTCATAGGAACTACCACCATCATTTGAAAATCTTACATTATGATAATGAAAACCACTTGCAGTTGGTGTTATATTATTAAAAGTTAAAAAATGAACATTGTATGTACTTTCTTGTAATGAAGTAAAATTTACAGCAGAAACTCCACTAACAGTTTGAGTTTCAATTAATTCTAATTTACCTAAATCTGCAACTCCACCTAGTCCAAATCTTGCTGCACCTAATGGCATAAGTTACTCCTAACTAAAATTTTGTAGTGCATTAAGTAATGGTGTACCTGCATCTAAAAACAAAAATGTAACTAGATCAATATTGTTTGCACCTGATGAAACTGTATATCCTGTTCCACCTGCTGTTTTTGCAGTTACATTACCACCACCATTTACAGTAACTGCATTGATTGCAACTGTTTTAGCACTTGAAGCGTGTTGTGTAATTTGAAGTGTAAACGTTGAAACTCCTGCACT